TTATCCATTTGAACTACATCAAATCTCTTTGGCAATTCACAATCACCCCCTTTCTATGCTGCTCTTCCAAACATTTGCTCCAATTCTTGTTCAACAATTTCAGCAGTACAGCGACAGTTATAATCCTTGCCCGGGAAAAGACCATTGGCCCCTTCTTCCCAGGTAAATTTATGCCCGTTTAATGCTTCGTGTTCATCCCGGACCTTAATATCATCTGAATCCCTCCAGATAAACTCTTTAAGTCCGAGCTCCTGGTGCCTTATCTTTGTAAAGTCACCCAGCATACTGCCCGCCTGGTCTCTTGCAATAAATTTAGCTCTGCTATCTGTTTTTTTATAGACATTCTGAATATTAGCTTTGATATCGTCTATACTCTCTCCGGATCTCACCCCCTGCAGCACAATAGTATCCAACTGTTTATGGTATTCTTCCGGAATTGATTTAATTAAACTAACATTTTCAGATACTGCAGCCTTAACTGCATCCTCTAGTTTTTGGTTTCTTTTGAGAGGATCCATTCCAATAACTGACCTGATCTGCTCTTTAACCTCATTATTAGTGTGATTTTTTACTCTTTTAGAGAATTTATCAGCTAACTTTTTTGCTGTTGCATCAGAAAAGGCCCGAGTAATAGCTGATTCTTTCAGCTCCTCAAGGCCTTGTATTATGTCATCCATTTCGCTGTCTTTTTTATAAGAGTCACTTCTCCGTAAATATGGAGCGACTTTCCTATCAACAAAATCCATGACATCATTATTCATTTTTTCGATTAAATCCTGCAGGTCTTCATAATAGTCAACTGCATGATTGGCTGGGAAAAGAATTTTAGGAAGTGGCATTTTTGTGTGCCTCCTCCACTTTGCGGGCCATCTCTATCGTTTCTTCATCTGACATGTCTAACTTCTCCATCAGACTGCTTTTACTGGTCCGCTCTTCTCTTATCTCATCAGCAGTATAAACTTGATTTTTGATGTATATTGCATCAGTCTCAGCGACTGTTTTTCTAATATTAGCATCAGTTTCTTTATCCAACTTCCATAATGGATTGAAGGAAATTGAGTATTTGCCGTCTGGATCAGTTCGTCCATTACCAACCCCACTATCTTTAGCCCAGAATAATAGATCAATCAGCTGCTCTATTAACGGCCTTAAATAGTTCTCCTGAAGACCAGCAATTCTTGCATAATAATTTAAGCTATCAAACTGTCCGCCGGTAATTGTACCCTGCTGCTGGCCCATGATATGACTCTTAGGCATTCTTGCAGCACCGGCTAAATAGTCCCATACAAATTCGAGCATATCTTTTAGACTGGATAATGAGCCTGTAGGACTCTTAAAATCTAACTCATCCTCTTTACCGATCAATGCAAGTGATAAAGTATTAAACTCAAATTCAAGCTGACTCTGTACTTTTTGACGGGTTTCAGTATCTGTTATATCGACTCCGTCTGACTTAAGGACCTTAAAGACTAACGAGTAAAGCAACTGGCCAACTGACCATGCTGCATTATCAAATATGGTTAACGGGTCAAATATCGACTGGATAAGTGGAATTCCCATTGCTTCATCCTCTACAGTTCTAACCTGCAGATGCAATAGCCTTGATTTATGGATTTTTCTTTCTCCCTGGCCACCAACACCAGATATCTTAAACTTTTCAATATCTCCGTACTCCGGAGAGAACATATCCTCATTAATATCAGTGTCATGTATTTTATTTCCTGAAAAAGCGTGAATATAATCAATATCAATCAGCTGCTTAGGGTTTAGCTCCTCTTCAAGCTCCAATTCGCCGGCCTGTCTGGCTCCAATACTGCAGAAACCATCACCTCTCAACCTTTCGTATTTGCACATATCCTGCATTTTAGGCTGAGCATTTAATTCAGTCAGTTTATTTTCAATAGCTTCCTTAACCTTTTTGTCGGCTTCTATTGATATCCATTCCCTTGTCATATCCTCAGCTGGTATATCTACAATGTTCTGAAAGATACGATTGCTTTTATACAGAGCTGTTATTTCTTTATTAGAGAGTGGTGGTCCTTCATTTGGTCTCTGTTGAGTAAGTGGATCACCATTTGGCCCCAGTAATTTACCTTTGGAACTGTTAGGATTTTGAGAGTGCATGAAATCCTGTCTTAATACGTTATAAACTCCTTTTTCTGCCAAAGTGTATCACCTCCATTAACTTGAATAAGCTGAATAAATACCTTTTCCGGTAACTATCATATCGTCTTCATGAGCATATCTTGTAGGGTCAATAGTATGATTATCTTTATCTATTAATTTATTTTTGATATTTCCATCTCTATCAACCTGGTAATCTATATTTTCAAATTCTCTTGCTATATTAGGGGTTCTTTTAGGATCAATAACAATCGCATTTAATTCATCTAACCATTTTTCACCATGTTCAACAGACCCTGGTCCTTTTTCAGCACCCTTTACTTTTATCCCATAATCTTTTAATTGAGCAATACTTCTGGGTTCAGCACTATCTGCAATACTCATATGATTATGATACTTTTTATTTATCATCCAATTTGCCAAGTCTTCGATTTTTAGTTTTATTTGATATTTTTCATCAATTGCATAAATAATTTTTCTTTTGCTGTCATAATGCCAGCGAACAAAAGTAGTTGGGTCCGCTCCATAACCCCAGTCAATACCCTGTTTGTGATTATCAAACCTTTTTATTTCTTCATCGCTTATCTTTCTGAATTCAAGGTTTTCAAAAGGAACAACCCCAGACCCTATCGGTTCACCTAACCAGGTATGCCTATACTTTCTATCGTTTTCTTCTTTTAAAATATTTATTTTTTGCAAAGTTTGCTTTGCTATAAAAGGGTTGTCTCTATAATCTGAATGGTGAACATAATAAATTTCCGGCAAAGTAACACTATTAAACTTTTTATTGCACCAATTAGTCTTTCTTTTTGGTGGGTTATAAGAATAAAAGACTTTATAATCAAAGCCTGTTTCTTCTCTGACTATAGAGTCTTCTATGGTTGCTATTTCATCTTCTGTTTTAAATTCGGCTAACTCTTCAATCCAAAGCCAAGTGTATGGATATTCTTCAGTAGAAAGAGATTTAATTCTTGTTGGATCGTCAGCACCTGCAAATAATATTTTATTTCCTCTGGGCCTGTAAATGATTTGCATTGGACTTACTTGAAATTTAAAATAATGATCAACATTCAATAACCTTGCAGCCCATTTAAACTCAGTAAAAATTGACTCTCTCATATATTTAGCGTGTTTTCTAATAGCAAGACCATTTACCGGATTCTTAATTGTGGCCACGATTCTATTGAGAGCAATATGAGACGATTTAGCAGATGATCTCCCACCCTTTAAAACATAATATAAATATTTATCTTTTTTGGTAGCTTTCCAAAAATCATGAAACTTCGGTATAACATGATCACTAAGTTTAGTTTGCTTTTGCATATTATCACTACTCAATATCATCTATTATTTGAATTCCACCTTGCAGATCTATGTCTATGTTATCTTTGAAAAGTGAGTATCTTTTACCTAAAAGCTCAGCTGCTTTATTTCTATCTTTAGGGCCAACCTTCTTTGAGACAACTCTAGCTTCACTCATGTAGTCACCAATATTCTCAGTTACCACTGTCTCTTCTTCAACTTCCCCTCTCATTACTTTGGTCAGGTACTCAAGAACTTCATCCTGGGTGGCTACCCTGGCCTCTTCTTTTTCTTCGAGCCTTTTTTCTATATAATTTTTAATCTCAGGTTTTTTCAGGTTTTCGTTTCCAATTGAATAAGCACTATTTTCACTATAACCGGCTTTTATTGCTGCATCAGTTGCATTTATTGAGATAATATATTCATCAGCAAAAGCTTTCTGTTTTTCTGTTAAACTAGAATCTTTATTTTTTTCTATTGGATGCTGCCAGCATCTCCATTCTTTTGGAGCTTGATCATCATCAAATTCTTTTTCTCTGGTACATCTGCTTCCATCATTTTTCAAACCAATACATCTCAAAGTTTTCACTGACAACACCTCCTATTACTTTATAAATTTAAATAATAATTATTCTCTATTACTTTTAAATAAATATATAACTAACCTGCTCTCCCCACTCCCCCTGTAGTCCCCCTCTCCCCTCTCACTAAATTACAGTTCCAAATAATTCCCATTCGCTGTATTTATCTTCTCGGGTGTAGAGGTGAAAGCATTCACTGACAAAGAAATTTTGACCATCTTTTTCTAGATCAACTCTTTCCACTTTCAACCAACCTTGCTTATATCCGTTCACATGTTCAGGAAAATTAATTCTAAGATATTTTTCTATACGATCTGGTGGCTCAAACACATTTAACAACCCCTTTGTTTTAGAGGGCAGCATTCAGTAATTAGCTACCCTCTAGGTTAATAATGGAGGTAACAAAAACCTCGACTAGATATCAATTATCATAGCCGAGGAAAAATAAGGAGGATTTTAGGGGCTATGGCTACCCCTATTTCTAATTCCAGTATATTAAATCAGTGTATGTCGATTAATGAATTACAAAAGCCCCAGAAATATATTCCGGGGCCTCAATAGAAAGGAAAATTATAGTGAATGTTTACCTAAATTCACATAATTGCTTATTATGTTCATAATAGCACACTTTTTGTGCCTTCGTGTTCGCCATTAGTTCACAAACAGTTCGCAAGCTGTTCTTTTTTAATTATTTGCAACTTTTTCTCTCTTTTTCTTTATAAATCCAACAATTCTTGCTGCCTTTTCCATTGCTTCATCCTTAATCTCATAATATTTTGTTCTACCGTAAGGGAAATTAGGGTGAGTATAAACTTCGCTGTCTTCAACAATACGGCCTGTTTTATACTTAATATCCATAAGCAGCTGCTCTATTGGATCTAAACCCTTATAAGCTTTTTCCACTCTTTTTACAAGTTTAATTTTTCTTTTGTACTCTTCTTTGAGCTCTTGCTCTTTTTCAACAGACTCCATAACTGGCTGAGCTGTCGGATCATAATGATTTGAAGATTGCACTCTAGGTCTTGAATAATCTATCCCCTGCCCCTTCCCGGCTAAATCTTCTAAAAAATTACCATCTATTTCAGCTTCAAATTGAATGTATTCACACCTGCTTTTATATTCCCGGTAATTAACAAAATCAAAAATCACTCTTGAACAATAGTTCTCCACTACATCTTCACCCCACTTTTAGCTTCCATCATGTATTTATAGCTTGCAAACACTGGGTCATCCTCTGCAAATTCAACCGGCTCTACTCTCTCTGTCTTTCTCAGACTCAAATCAAAGCAATCAATCAGAAAATTATATATTTGAGGCTGTTTTTTCTCTATCTGCTCTCCCATTGTCATCCTGATCAGCTCCCTTAATCATTTCAAGTAATCGTGGCCAACTACTTTTATTTTTATAATTCATGCAGCACAAATAACCGCCGCCGTAGTCTTTCAAATAAACTTCTTTAATTTCACCCTCTCTATCATGCTTAATTCTGATATGAGCTTTGTTAGGGTTATTAATTATTCTGTTTTTCAACTCTTTATGATTATTGTGCTTTTCAATCCAGCTCTTAACCTCGGGCTCATTAACCGCATCTAAAATATTAATTTTATAATCAGAGAATTTTTCTCTTTTGAAAATAGGTTCAGCTTTAATTTGATTAATGTTCAATTCTTTGCTTTTGAATAATGACATTTGAGACATTTTAAGCCTCCCTGAAATTAATATCCGGATACTTAGCAAGCAGTAGCTTCTTTTTTAGTTTGTAAACCTGGGTTTTATGGCCTTTAACATCCACTACCTCAACTGATCCGTCTGAATAAGTTATCTTAAAATCAGCTATATATTTTATTCCCCGGCCAGTTACCCGGTCTTTATCTTTCTCCAAAAGAACAAATTTAGGCTGCAGCTCGAACTCTTTCACTTCCCCAGCCGCCTTTAAAAGCTTTAGATTTTCATAAAACCTTGCCTCTTTCTTACTATCAAACTTTATTCCATCTACAAGTGGCTTTTTATTATTATATTTATTCTTCCTGGTTGATTTTTTCTGCTCCTTTCTTTCCATTTTGATTAATTCCCATTCGCCTTTGGAAATCCCCATTTTTTTAGCATCTTCTTCCGAATTTATAAATACTCTAGTCATTGCTCAAAAGGACACCTCTCTTCCATTTCTCCCGATTGAACTACTGGTATATCATATTTCATCAACAACTCTTTTAAATCGCAGTTCTGCTTATCCTCTGGCTCTAAATCGCACCCTCTGCAGTTACTATAAAGAGTAAAATTAATGATATCGTAAAGGTCATCTGTTTCTATTGCAGTTATATCATCAGTCTTTCTCATTTTCTTCTTTTTCTTTCTGGCCTGATCAGTATAATCAAGCGATAATTTAGTCTGACTGACCATTTCATCAATATTATTTTGCTGGTCCTTAGTAATTCCTTCCTGCAGCATGTCGACTACTTTGCCAGTGTAAGTCCTTGCCATTTTGATGGTCCTCATAAACTTAGTTGACTTCTCAATTTTTTCATTTTCTTCATAATCGTCAATTTTGCTTTCATAAAAAGCTTTAAAATGAGTCAGTATCTCTGCAATTTTCTGATCCTGTCTGCTTAAAAATTTAGGCATTGGCTGCACTCCCCTCGTTATTATCTCTAGCAAAGTCCAGGAATCTCACATTATCCGCGTTGACTTCTGGATTGATGTAGGTCCTATTATTGTTCTCTGACTTCTTAATTTGCAAGGACCCATCTACTCCAACGAGTCTCCCTTTTCCCAGGTGCCTAGCACAATTTTCTGCCAGCCCCCTCCAGGTCACGATATTGATAAAATCAACATCTCTATCTCCATCACGGTTAGTATAATTTCTCTCTACGGCCAGGGTAAAATTACAGACCGGGGTTCCATTTTCTGTATAGCGGAGCGAAGGATCTTTAGTAAGTCTTCCAATAAGTACAATTCTATTTAATATTTTCACCATCTCCTTTTTCTCTAATTTCCTTAACTCTTTCCAACCTATCCTCTGCTATCTCAACTGCTTTTTCGTGAGATTTTGATTGAGCTATTTTTTCTAAACCAGCTAACATAATATCGTGAATTACATCATCTTTAGAAAATTCTTTAGGCTGATATTCTTCATCATCATATAAAATTTTATCCATATAATTTGCCATCGTTGACCCTCTCCTTTTTCTTCTAGCCATTTTAGATTTTTCGAAAATATCCATATTTTTTTCTATTTCTTCTTGAGACTCCGGCTCGCACCACTGGGTATCATCCTGCATATATAAAAGCATTTCTATATACTTACCCATCTTGATTGCTGCTTTTTGCTTTATTAATCACTAACCTCAATTTTCTTTCCCAC